TTCCAGTTCCTTTCAAGATGAAGTGTGCCTGGGAACCCTACAGCGCCATCAGCCGCATTCAGATCCACAAGAGGTGCGCCGACTCTCTCGGGCGTGTTCTCGCCGACATCTGGTCTCGAGCGTCCAGTAACCAGAAGACGATCGATGAGTGGGGCGCAAGCCTGTTTGGCGGATCGTTCGCATTTCGCACGATGCGTGGCAGCTCTTCTCTGTCGATGCACAGCTGGGGCTGTGCGATCGACCTGGACCCGGCACGCAATGGGCTAGGCGACTACACTCCTGTCCTGACGCCTGACCATCCCGTGGCCCTGGCATTCCGCCAGGAGGGGTGGGTTCACGGAGCGGACTGGAACGGTAACAAGAAGGTCGCGGACGAACGCCGTCCCGACGCGATGCATTTCCAGGCCGCATTGGTCTGAAACCGCGCCGGCGGCACCGGCAATCAGGGAAAGTACAATGACGAAAGACATGGTGTGGGGCATCGCGCGAGCGGTGCTCGCCGGCGCCAGCGGCTATCTGGTTGGTAAGGGCATGCTCGATCAGTCGATGAGCAATGACGTGATCGGCGCCATCGGCGTGCTGTTCACCGCCGGCTGGTCCGTCTGGTCGAAGAAGCAGGCGGCGTGAGCTCGTTTGAGATCGTGATGATCATCGTCGCCTCCGGGGGGTTATTCCTGGGGGCGGCGTTGGTCGCTCAGAGCCCAGGCTTCTGGCTTGGAATGATCACGGCTGCCGTGAAGGCGGCAATCCCAAAAATCACAGAAGTCTCGATGCGGCGGATGTCACCAGAGAAAGAGCGTGAGTTCCGTGACTGCATTCGGCGCGGCGGTGAGTGGGATCATATACGGAAAAGATGCAAGAGGTAACATGGCGACCGGATCACGCCTGACGGACGAGCAGTGCATGCAGGGTCTGAAGGCTCTGCGAACTTTCGGTAGTTTCAAGGGGGCATCAGAGGCGACAGGCATCGCGCGCCAGACGATCAGGCGGTGGGTTGAAGAGGCAAAAGTGCGCGGACTGGCGCCGCCTTCTGACGGCGGGAGCGAGATTGAGCTTCCAGATTTCCCGGCTGATGACATTCCGATTGAGCGGGTGATCGACCTGATGGTCGAGCGGTCGAAGCTGCGGGCTGAGAGCTACGAAGCGCACACATGGTTCCCGGTGAAGGTCAATGATGACAAGCCCATTGGCATCCTGTGGTTCGGCGACCCTCACATCGACGACAACGGTTGCGACTGGACGCTGCTGAAGCGGTACGCAGAACTCTGTGCGTCAACGCCTGGGCTCTACGGTGCCAATATTGGCGATACCACAAACAACTGGGCGGGGCGCTTGGCTGCTCTCTACGCCAAGCAGGACACGTCGGTGAAGACCGCCAGGCGATTGGCCAGCTGGTTCATGCTGGACAGCGGCATCAAGTGGCTTCTGTGGCTAATTGGAAATCACGACCAATGGGGCGATGGCGCCGAGATCCTGGCGCAGATGGCTGCGAAGCATAAGACCCAGAAAATCGTATGCCACGACTGGGAAGCGCGGTTCGTACTACAGTTCAAGAACGGCTGCGAGATCCGCGTGAATGCCGCACATGACTTTCCTGGCAATTCAATGTGGAACCCGTTGCATGGTGCCGTGAAGACGGCCAAGCAGGGTGACAAGATCGATTTGCTGGTCTGCGGACACAAGCACAATTGGGCTGTGTCCCAATGGGAGATGGCAGCGCAGGGCAACGTGCCGGTCATGATCCGGGTGAAGGGGTTCAAGACCTACGACGACTACGCCACGAAGCTCGGACACTACGAGCAGAAGGAAGGCGCCGCGATCCTCACCATCATCGACCCCAACGCCACCAGCAGAGCGGGCAGGGTGACTGCCTACGCCGACGTCGAGGCTGGCGTCGAGTATTTGAAATGGCTGCGGAGCCGATGACATGGCTCGCAACAAACGGTTTCGAAAGATCAAGATCGCGTGGAAACGCTCTGAGACTGTGTGGGGTATGGCGTACCCGGACGAGCACAGGATCGAGCTAGACGACCGCATGACAGACGTCACGCTCATCGAGGTCGCGAGCCACGAGGTGGCGCATGTCGTTCTGCCGGTTCTTGATGAGGATGCAGTCGAACTACTGGGGCGTCACATCGCCGATGTGCTGACCCGTTTGGGGTTCAAGAGGACCGTCGAGGAATAAGGGCACGGATTTCGGCGGCTATGTCCTCGGCGGTAGCAGCTTGCACGGCCGCGTGTGTATCTCGATACGGAGACAGTGCAGCCGCCTTGCGTTCGGCGATTTGTGCAGCTTCTTCCAGCGCCGCCCGAAGCACTTTTCCCAAAAGCTCCTTTCGGGTCATGCTTCACCTTTCGGTTTGCGGCATGGTTATGGTTCCTTTGTAGATAGAGCACCTATCGTCATCATCAGCCACGTCCATCCCCGGCCACGCATTTATCGCAGCAGCTATCGCCCTGTGCATCGCAAGGGCATCCGGGGCCATCATGGCTTGCCATGCCGCCTTGACGGACTCGGGTGGTATCTGGTCAGGACGTATCACTTGTCACCTCCCAGCGCGGCGCGGGCCTTGTTTGCCTTGGTATATGCGCCCCAGTCGTTCAAGTCGTTTGCCGCTGTCTCCAGCGCCGCCCGCAGCCGCTCTATTTCATCAGCGGCAGCGCGGAGATGCAGCACCATGTTGTGCGGCGCCTGCTGCGCCTCGAACAGGTCGGCCATCTGGCGCAGGCGGTCCATGATGTCGCTCATCCCCGCCCCCTTTCCAGATCTGCCTGGCGGCGGGCCTCGGCAAGCTCTGCGTACAGGCGGCGGATGTGTGCGTCCGCAAGTTTGAGATCAGCCATCAACTGCTGAACCTGAAGCGCAAGCGCACGGTTTACGGCCTCAAGGCTTGGCTCGCGGGTCATCTGGCCACCCGTCTGGCATAGGCCGCACCCGCTCGGGTGACCCGCCGCAGGGCGCTGACGCCTTGGTAGTGGCAGGCTGCGGCGATCCTCCGGTCGCCCTTGGCGCCCCTGTAACACATGGCCAGGTGGCGCATCCCCCACTCGGTCTGAACCGCGCAGCTGGCCCGCCGAATCGATGGGCCTCTGTAGCCCATTGCGCGGGCCGTGGCGGGCATGATCTGTAGCGGGCCACTCGCCCCGCTCCTGTTATGGCGATGGCACTGTAGCCCGCTCTCTGCGCGTCCTACGCGCACCGCCAGATCCACCGGCACTCGGTGGCGCTTTGCCGCCGCCACGACCAAAGAAGTGGCGTCGGAGGCGGTGGCAGGGGTGGGCAAGGGCGAAAATAACCCAATGCAAACAATACCTGCGAAAACAATGGGGTGGGCAGTTAACTCTTTGATTGAACGCTGAGATTTTACAATCTCATCGCCCACCATACAGCCCTGTTCTTGTTTCTTTCTCATTGAAAACATTAGGTTTCCTTTCAAGGGGTGGGCAGTTTGCCCAAAGGGGTGGGCAGAAGGTGAGGGATTTCGTCCTCTTTCCGTTCCATTTCCTGCAGCATCTTGAACGCAGCCTGAAGCGCCTGGCGCTTGCGGTTGGCCTCGCGGGTATAGACCGCGCTCATGGTGTTTGTCGTCCACCCAAACAACGCCTGAAGCTCCTGCTCCGAGCCACCGTTCTCAGCCACGATCGTCGCCGCCAGCTTGCGGATACCATGCGCTGACTTGGACTTGATGCCAGCCTCCCGGCACCAACGCTTGAATGCGTTGCCAAAGCTCTCTTTCGTCATCGGGCGCCCGTATTGCGACGAGAAGAAGGACATGTCGCCCAATGGTCCTGCGGCCAAGGCTTCAGACAGGCGCGGCAGGATCGGGATGTAAAGCTCGACGTTATTCTTGTGGGCGGGAATGTAAATGATCTGGTCTCTGACGTGCTGGCGTCCGACGCAGACCATGTCCGAGCGGCGCATCCCCGTATTGATCAGCAACTCCAGCGCCAGGCGCTCGCGGGTTCCGACGTCCCAGCGAGCCCGATAGGCAGCGATGTCATCCATTGACCAGGGCGGGAAGCCTTTGGTCTTCACTTTGATGAATTTGACGTCTTTCGCCGGATCGGTATCAACCAGCTTCTCTTCTTTCGCCCATCGGAAAAGCGCACGCATTGTCTTCAGGAAGTTGTTTGCCGCTGCCGGTGTTTCTTTGCGCTTTTCCCGGCCCGCGCGGATCGCGTCATCAGTGATCTCTTCGACCGCTCGATCGCCACTTTTCTCCAAGACATGCTGCAGGATGTTATCGCGCTGCCTGCGAGTTGCGGAAGACGTCTGGGACCAGTCACTGGATCGCTTCCAGTGCTCGACCAGCCAACGCAGCGTACCGCGACTGGCGCGGACTTGTGGCGGCTTGCCGATGCTGATACCAGCAAGTGCAGCGTCGTAAGCCGCGCGCCACTCGGAGCTTCCGTAATCTCCAGGCAAACGTATTCTTTCGCCGTGGCGAGCGCGGAAAAACCAATAGACCTTTCCGTGCCTATTTACATGACGGTTTACATAAGGGAGTTTTTGTTTGGGCATGTCGCTCATTAGAGATCGACGGGAGTCCGTCTGTCAATTACCCCGCCAGTAGATGCTGGCGCTGGATCTAAGACTATGTTTCCGTTTGTTGAAATCTCAATTCGCATGGACAATCCAGACTGCTTGACCGCCCGCAAGACGCGGGCGATGTCGGCTTGTGTTACCTTCGCACCTGTTCGCGGCATCACCCGTCCCTTCCCAAGCTTCCGGCAAAAACTTCCAGCGCCGCCATCAATCGACGGGCGTCATCTTTTGTCATCTGCTGTAGCGGATCATCCTCCAGCCACCCCTGCAGAGGTGCTTTGTGATGTTTGGTTCTCTTGTGTCGAGCGGTGATCTGGCGGATTCGCTCTCTGGACAGCTTGTTCCGTTTCGCCATCGCGCACAACGTGAACCGCTCCAAAGCCATAGCCGCTGCGATAGACATCGCGCGCTCGTAGCTCGCCTGTTTCAAGGCAACCAGCAAAGGAACACCGCGGTCAGCCAGCTGTTGCTTCCGACGTGACTTCCACATTCACACCCCCCAACCGCCCACAGGCCAATCGTCATCCTGCCACGCTGGTTTTTGCGGCCTGGCGACGCGGTATCCTGCAATGATGCCGACGACAAAACCGATGGGCACGCCGCAGATGAAAGCCGCGATCAAGAGTATGAGCGATGTCATTGCGGCGCCTCCTTCTCGCGCTTCAGCCTTCTGGCGATCGCACGATCGTATCGGGCGATGACGCCCTCGAGGGTCTCACCCTCGTGGTGATAGGCCAGCAGCATGTCTCGAATATCCATGAGGCTGGCGATGCGGTCGGATTCCGTGGTCCGTGGCATGATCACCTGATCCTCCCCTCGAGCCTGTCAGCGACGAGCGTGGCGTAGCCTGCGATGTCTCTCCAACTATCGACGTGCGCTCGGTCTCCGTTGACCAGCCGCGCCAGCTTCGAGCTGATCATCAGAATGGCTTCCTCCTGATCGGGCTCCCATGTTTTTCCCCGCATGGCCATGTGTTTCCTGATGACAGACCGCAGCTCGATGGCGACCTCCGCAAGATCGATGAAACGTCCGTATGTCTGGTGACGCTGGTCTAGGATGTGATCAACCGTCAGTTCGTCGCCTCGCTGGTAATCAACCATTCCGTCTTCCCCATTCCGCGATCAGCGCCGCCTCGGCGCGGTTGTGATCCATCTTGCGCTTGAAGAGGTGAGAGCTGTCGGGCCAAAGCTCTATCGCCCTGGCGCGCGACACCTCGGCGTCGGAGTTCAGGCCCATCGCCTTCTTCCAGGCCGCCGGCCGCACCAGCTCGGTGCGGATCCCCAGGCACTGGAACACGGCGCAGATCTGGCCGAAGCACTCACCGAACCGAAACGCCGACACAGTGCCCATCTGCGGGCTGGCGGTGACCTGCTCGATGAATGCCACACCGACCTTCACGTCGCCGATCAGCTCGTCATGGAGGAGGGCAGGGCTGAGTTCAGCCCTGCTTCCGTTCTTGTGCGGCTTCTCAATCGTCGGCAGGTCGAAGACCGTCAGGAGGTTGGGACCGTCGAGAAGAGCGACGGCGCCAGACAGGCCAGGATCGACGCCAGCCACGATCATCAGCCGAAGTCCATGTTGGCGAGATCGGCCTGCTTCTTCGCAGCTGGCGGCGGCACTGCGCGAGAGCCTGTGGACGGCGGGGCTGAGCGCGTTGTTGAAGGTGCTGGCGCCTCGTCGGCGCCATCGTCGGCGGGGCGATCGATCCAGCCCAGGATCTCAAAGTTCGGGACACGGGTATTGCCCTTGCCAACCTTCACCGGCGTCGATCCTGTATAGGCGCACATCACAACCTTGCCTTCATTGTCAGGCTTTTCCTTGCCCGCAACGGACCACAGCTGTGAAAAACCTTCTTTAGGTCCGGTTCCAGTCGAACTCCATTCAGCCCATCCTCGGTCGGGGCCGAGCCAAACCCTGACAGAAAAACCTCGCTTGAAATCTCCCTCTGGCTTGATGCCAGTCTGTCCGATCCGCTCGTCCCAAATCCACTGCGGCGCCTGTCCCTCGGTAACAAGACCCCATCCCGTCTTGATGGTGTCGAGATCAAACACGATCTTCTTCAAATCGAATTCGTCTTTGCCAAGCTGCCACGAATTGATCGAGGGGCTGAAACGGATGTAAGTTCCTCCGCTGCCCCCAAGTCCCAGAGATAATGTCATGCGTTCTACCTTTGCTTTCACCTTTGCCGCGATAAGGCCCGCGGGCGTTGCCTCCCGGCTCAGATGCCGAAGATCATGCGACATGCTTCCATGTGTTGAATGTTCTTGCCCGCAGTATTGTGGTCTTGCTCAACCCAAGCTGCCGCGCTAACGAGCGCGCACTCTCTTGTGACGATCTGATGAATTTAACCAAATCATCGGAAAGCTTTGCGTTGGGATGCAACTCACCAGGCATGCACGGAGAGCGACCACGAAGAACCATGTCACGCATGTTCTGTTGATGCGTGCCCAGCTCAAGATGAAGCGGGTTAATGCAGCAACGGACGTCGCATTTGTGCCTAACATCCATGCCTGCAGGTATTTCACCATGACAAACCATGAATGATGCGCGATGCGCTGACATTCGTGTTTTCTTGTCAAAAGCAATAACGCCGTATCCGAGGTAATTTTCGCATCCTACAAAAAGGATGCAGCCGCTCTCTGTGACAGGCTCGCTTAATTGTTCGAGCCTTTTTCGCAGGGACGAAATCTTTTGCTCGTGGGTTCGTTGCTTACGCTCAAATACTCCTTTTGTCATCAGTACCCCCACACCTCGAACCCAGCTTGCCGAGCGGCTGGGTCGCTCCAGTAGAAACTGCTGAAATCCACTGCGATGTATCTGGCGAGTTCATTCGGATCGTCCGAGATCGACAGGAACCGCTCGAGAGCCGACGCAATCTTCACGATGGCCTCGACGTGCTGCTTCGCGTTCTCCAAGCTGTAGGTGACTGCGCGCTTGTCGCTCGCATAGGTGATACGGAGGTCGAGGTTGTCGCTCATCGCATAGCCATACCCGGCGACCTGTCTGGCGTGCCCGTCACTGATCTCGGAGGGAATGCGGAGCGTCGTTTTCAAGTCGATGATCACGCCGGTGTCCTCGTACATCAGGTCAATGAAGCCACGCATCGGGAGCGGCAGGTCTGGATGTTCCCACAGCACCTCGTGCTGGTAATGCGACGGCGTCCCGTATGGGCGCAGTTCCGTCAGGCCCTGCGCGACAATGAGCGGCACGGCCTTGCGTTCCTTCTCACGGTTGGGATCGCCGCTCAATGCGGTGAGCCGGTCGAACTCTTTCACCGCCGCCTCCTGACAGTCCGCAACCGGCGCCGACAGATCGTTCAGTCCGTGGATGATGCCGTGCTCTGCAGCGTTGCCGCGGTGAGCAGCGCAGCCAACCGGCTGACGGCGCCCCATGAGCTTCTCAAGGATGAAAAGGCCCGGCGCGTTCTGAAACAGGTTGAGCGTCGATGCGCTCAGATGCTTCATCCCATGCCTCTCGCACGCGCTTGTCAATTCACTGTTCCCTTTTCCTCGATGAAACGCGAGCGAACGTCGCGCAGGAGATCGACATACTTCCTGAGTTGCAGGTTCATCGTCTCTGGCAGTTCAGCAAGGAACTGTTCGCCGACGCCATTGCGGTCCAGCTCAAGCACGATGTTCGCCAGGACGCTGGTGACAGATTTCATCGCGTGCTCGAGCGCCATCGCCCAGGCTTCGTCGTCGGTTTCGACCCGCCTCATCAGAATGATCAGCGCGGCCGTGTATTCAGCCGTGAGAAACGGAAGCTCTTTGGCCAGTTTGACGGGGTCAGTGGTCATGCAGCCTCGTCGTGCCTGTCTGTGCGGCCACGGATTTCGAAGAAGCCAGGACACCCGCGCATCTTCATGTAGGCGCGGGACATCTCTGGCTGCCAATTGTTGTTGATCACGAACTCGCGATTTTTGGCGTCGATGATCTCATGGTGACGGATCACCTCCAGTATCGTGCGGGCGCCGTAGTGATCGCGCCCCGTTGAGCGGACTTTGTCAGCCTCGCGAACGAATAATTCCCAAACGTCCTCTGGAACGTCGGATGGTCTGTAAAATTCGATCATGCGAGCAGCAGCACCACGAAGGCGATCGCAGAGAAAGCAGCCATGCCTCCGACCACAGTCGCGATCTCGACAGCCGCACTGATGAGACCGGCTGTGTGGTTACTGCCACGAGCCGGTCTCCTGGAGTCAGTGTGGGTCTGAGTATGAGATCTCTGTGTGTGACAAGGCTCCGAAAACTGCATCGGTTCTGCCGATGCGCCAGCGTCCCTCTTTGCGAGGGAAGGAGGTGGCACGATCCACCGACCAGCGGTCAGATCGTAAGCAAAAGAAGCGGCCCGCTCATCTTCTGGGAGGACGACAGAGCGGGCCGCAGCCTCAAGCCCGCAAGGAGGCGACGGGCGAGACATCTTGTTGAGGTATGCCGCGCAGCTTTGAGCGGCGTCGGCTGGAAACGTGCGATTGTTCCCTGCAATGATGACGCGGGCATTCATGAGGTGATCCTCTCGACGTTGTTTTCGCGGATCGTCATCAGCTCGACGACCACAAGGTGCTGTTCGAAGGCGTTCACGCCCGCGCTTTGCGCTTTGCGCGGGTCGCGGATCGCGGGAAGCCAGGCATCGATCTTCTCGACGCGCTGGCGCGGCGTGAGACCGGCCAGTGCGTCCGTGAAACGGGACATGAAATCGTTTGCAGTCGTCACGCGATCCTCCAGACACGAACGCCGCGAATGCCGTTGATCATCACCGAACGTGCTCGCACGCGCAGTGGCCGATGGTATTTTCTGACGTCGCCGTGGATCGACGTTGGCGTGCGGCCAGCAGCGAAGAAGCTCTCCCCCACAGCCATCGTGCGCCACGGATATTTCGCTGGGCGGGCCATCAGGCGGCCTCGTTCTCAGCAACGGCTGCGGTCTGGGCATCTTTAAGAAGGCGGAACGTGCCAAGATCGCGGCCAATGACATAGTAGGGGCGCAAAGCTGTCGGGTGCCCGCAGTGTTTCACAATGGCGCCGCTCGTGTGCCGCCACATGATGGCGCGACCGAACATGCGCTTGACAATCGTCCAGTTGGGATCGCGGGCCATCAGGCGGCCTCCTTCTCGGCGTCGTAGAACCGCTGCGCCAGGCGCGAGCACTCATTCATGCTCGAGGCGTGAGCGAGCTCGGCGCCGCTCCGCTTGTCGCGGACTGCCCAGAGCTGCTTTCCGATGATCCACCCCTGGAAGGGCCCGACCGAAAACTTGTGGCGAGGAAGGCTCTCCATCACGCGGCCTCCCAAACAAACTTGGTCGCGCCAACAGCGGTGCGGCGAGTTGACAGCTTGATCTGACCGCGCGCGCAAAGCTCGCGGGCCGCTTCGATGTAAAGCTCGTTGGTGATCCAGCCGCGATCAGCGATGGCGGCGAGAATGCGGGTTTGCTGTTCGGCGATAGTCATGTCGTCCTCCTTGACTGACGGGGAGGACGCTACCAGAAGTCTGGTTAGTTAGTCAACCAGAAAAATGGTATTAAAGAAAAGCACGAATACAGTAACCAGAATAATGGTTTAGGCCCGCTCTATCCAACGGACGCGGGCAGCCCAGCTGATTCTTGGGTTGATGATCGGGTCTGCATTGTGACTATGCAGGTAAAGATCACCATTCGATCGGCGCAGCTCCTTGAGGAATGTCCGCCCATCCTCAAGTTGCACGACGCAATCGCGGCCGACCAGATGCATCAGGTCGCCGCTCTCCTTCTGATCGTAGAAGATCAAGTCTCCATCCCGGTAGACTGGGACCATTGAGTCGCCTCGAACGCGCAGCGCAATGACGGATGAACTGCTTACGCCAGGCGGCGCCTCAACCTCTTCAAGGCCGCCACCTTTGGGGTGGTCGTCCACGGTGAAGATAGCCGAGCCTGCCCCGACGTAGCCAACGACAGGGACGAAGTGCCCACCCAAAGGGGTGGAAGGAATGGAGGGGTCGAGGAACGAGGCCGGGACGCCCAAGGCCGAGGCGATCTTGAAAATTGCCTTGCTGGAACGTACAGCACCCCGCTCGATTTCGCCGATGGCTTGCTGGCTGACGCCAGCGCGCTTGGCCAAGGCGGTTTGGCTCAAACCGGCTTCGTCCCTTGCACGCTTCAAACGCTCGATAACGATCATGTCACTAGTATACTGGTGGAGGCAGCGGTTTTCCAACCATTTTTCTGGTTGACCACTCTACCAGAGCGATGGTAACGATTGCGGGCATGAAGCACCGGCAACTCGTCAAAAGCGCAGTAGCGCTTATGGGATCTCAGCAAGCTTTGGCCGAAGCGATCGGTCTATCCCAGCAGGGCGTCAGCTACCTGATCAACCAGGCACCGCGGGTCACTGCGGAAGTCGCAATTGCGATCGAACGCGCCACCGACGGCGCAGTCACGGCGCGGGATCTTAGGCCCGACATTTTTGCGTCAATCCAAGCAACGAGGACCACATGAGGGAGAAAATCAGCGTGTCGAAAGACTGGCTGTCTTACGATAACGCCTGCGAGCTCGCGTGGAAGATCAAGACCTATTGGCGCAATCGCGGCGGCGACATCGACATACACATACGCCCGATGCCCACAATCGACCGCGAACACGGGATGTTCGCAATCACCTCTGACATGAAGGGCGGCCTGCCGCAGCGGTGGAGCAGGGCATGAGCGTCGAAGAGTACGATCGCCGCATGGCGCGCTTCCACCTTGATGCTACCGAGATCCTCGAGAGGGTCATGTTCCGGCGGCACTACTCTCCTCTCGTGCGTGAACAGATCATCGAGCGCCTCGAGCGGATCACTGCGCGCGAGCTGGCGCCGAAGATCCGCGAGACGGCCAAGGCGATGCAGACTGAGATCGAACGCGACATCAAGAAAAAACTGAAGAAGAAGCTGAACCTCAGCTCCACCCGCGGAGAGGGGTCGGTCGCGTGAGTCAGGATCTCGAAGATACAGGGCGCCGTGGCGTCACGCTGGCGCGCGTCGCGGGCGCGGAGCAGGGGCGCGGCTACACCACAATCGTTTTCACACACGATGACGATGATCGCGGCGCACACATGCGCCAGCACATCAAGCGCAGGCGGGTGAGGAGGGTGCCGTGAGCATGACCGAAGTCGCCCAGGATCTGCATCCGAATGCCGACGACATAGCCCAGCACCTCAAGAACCTGTTCGGCAACGCGGGCGAATACGACGACGGCATGATCGAGATCGCCGTGAACACCGGCAAAGGGTGGCTCGGGCAAATCTATCGCACCGACGAGATTGAGGCCGCGACGGCCTACGCAGTCGCGAAGAACGAGCAGCGGTGCAACGTCTACGTCGGCGTTGCCCTGCGAGACCCTGATCTGCCACCGTTCGGCAGAGCCTCGGACTCGGACCACTACGCGACCACTGCTGTCGCCGGGGATCTCGACACCGCCGAGTCGTCGGCTGCGGCGCCAGCCAGAACAAAGGCTCTGCCGCCGTCCTTCATCGTCTGCACCGGCACTCACCCCCACGCCAGGCTGCAGCCCTATTGGATGCTGCGTGAGGCCATCACCGACCAGGAGCGGCACCGCGCTGCGTTCGGCGGTATCGCCGACAGCCTCGAGGGCGACCGAGCGATCACCAACCCTGGCCGCGTGATGAGGCTCGCGGGAACGATCGCCTGGCCGACTAAGCCGGGCAGGGTGCCGGAGCTGACGTCGCTCGTGCCGCTGAAGTACAAGCCGAGAGCCTACGACCTCGACGCAATCATGCGGGCATACCCTGCAAGCGACAAGGTCCACTCAATCGACACAGGCCGGAAGAATGAT